CGATGGATATTAGGAGATGAATAATAATGGCAGATGATAATAGTAAAATGGGAAAATTATTAGCTTTAATCGAGTCTCTTAAGGGATTTATTGGAGCTATTCTTTGCATAGTAGCAACTATAGCACTGGCAGTTATGCCAAATGTAGACGTAACCATTAAGACTACAATTGGTGGAGCTTTAACAGCTTGTGCACTGCAGTACTTTACATCTCATAGAAATAGCGCACTCAATGATCAGTTAATGGAACTGGTTAAAAATTCTCAGGCAGCTTACTTAAGCACTCAGGGACAGGCTATTGTAAGCGAATTTAAAGCAGGCAAACTCCCTTCAGCTTCAGAGATCTTAAACCTGGAGCCAATAGTAGCACCTATCGTAGAGGAAGCTAAAGTAGTCGTACCCGCACTGGTGGAAGTAGCCAAACAGGATATACCACCTATGGCAAACCCAACACCTGACGTACCAGCACCAGCAACACCTTACCCTGGAGAAGTAAAAGTAGTAACTCAGATAACTCCACAGCTTCCATTTGTGACGAACCCGGCGGTCCCACAGTAGGGGATCTTCATGGCTGAAATTAAATGGAACGATCACTTAGAAGAGGATATAAAAGCATTACTAAAAGCTAAAATGCATGAAGGAGCGCAAATAGTCCTAGAAGAAGCCCAAGGAGAAAGCCCGGTAAAGTCTGGCATGATGAGGGCAACGGGCCGGATCGAGGATGAAGGCGACGATGTGCTAATTAAATTCGGCGGCGGCATGGTGGATTATGCTCTCATGCAGCATGAAGTAATGTACTTCTATCACCCGGTCGGAAAAGCCAAGTACCTTGAAGACCCATTTAATAGAAATAAACAAAATATTATAGATATCATAAAAGAAGGCGTAGAGGCGATGCAATGATAGACATAGCAGAGGATATGATGGCCGCGATTATTTCGGCTGGATATGCCACAGGCGGCGTTGATATTTTTAGGAATGCGCCGTTAGACACGCCGGATAATGTGATAGTGGTAACTGGAACATCAGGCCAAATACCTATTAGTATACTAGGTGGAACTAATATTAATAAGCCTGGATTCCAAGTACTCGTAAGAAATACGAACGCTACTGACGCGATAGATCTATGCGAAAATATCAGAGTATTATTCACCAAAAATACAGTAATTACAGGATATACTTTGATAGATTGCGCACAATCGCATTGCACCTTAATGGGTTCTGATGCAAAACTAAGATATCTCGCGGTATGCAATTTCACAACATTTAAATAAATAAAAATATAAGGAGAGATAATTATGGTAGTTGCAGCAACACCGGTCTATAATACGAAATGGCAGGTAAACGGGTCTACAGTCGGTCTATGTACTTCTCTGAAGGTGCCCGATAAATATACTCTGGTAGATATCACAAGCCAGGGTGATGCATTTACCCGAAGATTCCCGACTATTGAAGATTGGTCCATATCTGCAGATGTGGTTATGGATATCGTTAACGATGTGGCTCAGGCCGCTATTCATACAGCATGGAAGGCTAAGACCACGATAGTATGCGTTATTAACATGGATGCAACAGGCACGCATTACTACACTGGCACAGGCTATGTGGAAAGCTTCGACAAGACCTTTGATCCGAGTGGAGTAACTAAGGCATCAATAGTAATACAGTGCAACAGCGCATTAGTTTACACTTAAAAATAAATTAGTCTTTAAACAAGATGTTTAATAAGGCATAATCTCCGAAATATCCTATGGCTGCACAATCATATGCAATGGCAGCATCTTCTTCAATATCATATAATCCTAAAGAAACATGCTTACCATTTATTTTAATACGTGCGTGCCATTTATTTCTAGTATTGTGCCAATAGGCAACCGGCAAATACCCATAGCAGAATTTTATAATATGGAGCTTCTTTATACCTGCAAAATTTGTAAGGAAGGAATTAAGCGAAGCGGTGTTTGTGGCCTTGATAACTTGGAGCATACCCAAATTTGCCCTATGTTTGATATTAAAGAATGAATAAAAACACCAAAACGCTTAAATATTTTACAAGCATATAATAGTTTGTGGTGTTTACCACAAATAAAGAATAAAAGGAGAATGAATAAATGCCATCTAGTTACGATTGGGGAATGTATAATTATCATCATCCTTCGGGTGATGAAATAGACGATATGACAGATACCGCTGCATTAGCAAATGATGATTATTGGACGGCTAATGTAGGTAAACAAATGTCAATTTATCCTAAGTTGGTTTGGTGGCCCGCTGAATCATGGACTTCTATAAAGGCTTGGTTAGATGCTGCATTTTCTAGGGGTGGAGAACCTCTTCTTATGCTCTGCAATTCATCAGTTGTAGGAAGGTGGGATAATCCACGAAACTGGATTAATAGTACTTGGACAAGTGGAAGTCATGATACAGCCCTAAATACTCTAATAGATAACATAAAGAACTACAGTTTAGACCATATAGTTCATATTAGATTCTTTTGGGAGGGCAACAGAAATGTACAACTAAGGCCATTACCATATGATCCAGTTAATTTTCCTGAAGCGGGTTGGTATGCAGACCTAAAAAATGAGAATGGAGTACAACTTAATACACCGACTACATTTAAGGATGCATGGAGGTATATAGTAAATAAGTTTAAGACAAGAGGAGCTTCAAACGCTAGGTTTTGGTTTACAGTTGGATCTTATGGAAATATTTTGTATAATGGATCTTCCATATTATCACAGATGTATCCTGAAGATGTATCTCACCAATGCGTAGATAATTTGGGTTATGAGATATATGCTAATAGAATTACAACTAACTCATATTTGAATGATCCAAATATTACTTACACCTATCCAGCATTAGCGGCTTTAAATGCTACTAAACCCATATTTGTTGTAGAATCAGGTTGTCAAAGCAAACCCGGCGATGCAGCATATAAACCGGCATGGTTAGGAAATACATTAAACCCGGCATTGATAAAAGCGGCTTATCCTAGAACTTGCGGTATATTGTATTGGGATGATTTATCAATACTAGGTGATGGTACTAAGTTCGATCTTAAGGATACTGTAGCGGCTCAAAACATGGCATTAGCTAGGTTTGGAATAGCTGACTATAGGAATGGATATACAGGACCGTTCTTAAGTGCTGTTAATGGTGGTGGTGCAAATGCAATTCCTAATAGGATGTACCCGTATGGATGGGAACAGTTTAAGTTAACTAAAGTTAGCGGAAGCTGGTACTATATCCAGTCATACGATAATCATTACCTGTTTGAGCAAAATGCCGGAGGTGCCGGAATCACCTTTGAAGGTACATATGGAGACATTTGGAATAGGGTATTACTTACAAGACAAACAGATGGATACTACACTATGAAATGCTATGATAACGTACATTTTATTTGTGCTGAAAACGGAGGCGAAACACCAATCAATGCGACAAGAACATCCGCCGGAATATTTGAAAATTGGGGGTTCCATAATATAAGCGGTAACGTTTATAATATATGGACTAAAAATTATCCGGCATATGGACCTAGATTTCAAGCGATGCCAACGTTAAGTATTATACCGTAAATTTAATATTTCCTTTTCTTTTGTTAAATCCTTGTTAACAATGTTACTCTATAAAATTTATTTTTTGAAGAAGTAAATGGTGTTTTCAATTTGGGTATTATATAAATGTTTTGGAGATGAATCAAATGATTAAATACATTAAATATGAGGAATTCATATGGTAGCCACGCCGAGGACCGGCGCGACAAGTGCCGTTTATTCCGTTAAAGGTGCAACAGGGTCTTTAACAAACGAGCCTATGAATGAGATAGGAGCAGATCCATACTACGCGGTGCATACTTGTTATGAGATTACCGATCCCACTAAGCGGTATTTGGTAAGAACTGCAGCCGCGACTTTCTGGTATAAGGCTGGCGGTACAGGATCATGGTTAGCACTAACACCTTCTGAAGTTCAATATGCAGGCGGAAGAATAGTAATTCCAGCGTTATCAGTAGGCGACACCGTATCATGCACAGCAACCTATTACACGACTATCACAAAAGCGATAGGCGGCTCAGTGGCAAAAATAGCAGACAAAGTTAATCTAGTAGCAATACCACTATTAGGAGACTTATTCACTCGGAGATATCCGACATTAAGATCATGGAGTCTTACCCTGGATGAGTTTATTATGCTCACCAATGCAGCATATAGCACAGCTCAGGCCTCTAACAAGGATTTAACTTGGTGGCATATGCCTGGTGGAGTAGCTGGAAATTCCTGCACGATAACGTATGCAGCCGGAACTTTCGGAGTGGCAGTAGTCGGAACCAATATCACTGTATCTATAGGAACATCTAGGACAGCTAACGAAATCATGGCACTAGCAAACTTATCACCTGCAGTTAGAGCTATCGGAGTACACGTTGACTTAGCATCCGGCAGTGATGGTACTGGAGTACCGGTAGCTTTCACAGTGCAAAACTTCGTCGGTGGTCTTGATATCGAAGATAATCATGCAAAATTTGGAGTACCACTCATAGCGATAATTTATGATGTAGAATCCGCTCATATGAGGTACGAAGGCTACTGCTATTTAGAATCGGCAGATAATAGTTTTCCACCTGCAGAAGTTATCAAAGGTACACTCACTTTCCAAAGTGATGATGCTCTATGGTATAGATTAAGCTAAAGGACGTTATGAAATGATATTCAAAAACCGTAGCCGAGCGGGTTCTCGGCTTAAAACTAAGAGGAGATTGTTAGAAATGGTACATGTAATAAACTTTTCCAATGATGGAAAGATGGTTAAAGCCTTTAAATTCCCTACTAAGATAATTAAGAAAATGGAAGCATCTGGCGGAAAGGTAATCTATGGAGAGCATTACCTCGGCAGGATCGCGTTAAACGACATTACTAGGGCCATAGGCCTTAGAACTGTATTATCCTGGGTTATCTTCTGGGGTCTTGCATGGTCTAAGGATGAGGCTATGGATGAGGACTCTATTGATGATATGATAGACAATTATCTTGCAATGGAACTTGACAACGGAACAAGATCCGGCAAATTAGCCGATGAATTAATGATTCCACTCTTTGCAGGATATGGTATCGACTCAGAAAAGCTTAAGGAAATGGCAAAGGAATCTGAGAAGAAAACCGACAGCCCAAACTGAATTGTCATACTCCTATAAATTGGGGATTTTATGACAAATTAGCAATGGAATTAGGTTTAATGCCTTGGGAATTTGACGATTTAACTATGCTTGAGGTAGCTTGGTATTCTCAAAGATTATCAAAAACTATGGAAAATCAACGCTGGTCAAATTGGGAAGTTCCAAAACTAATAAATATAGCTTTAATGAATCCAAAATCGTATCCTACATGGAACGAATATAATAAAACATCCGAAGAACCAGAAAAACAAGACTTTAAAGAGAGTCTAAAAGAGCATGGTGTAGATCTACCGGTATATATAAAAGACAAAAAATCGTCTTAGTATATGCCGGTTTTTTTGTTTATAATTTGATGCATTCTAATTGTTATCCTTTTTCCATTTGTCATCTGAGTATTTCTTTTAGCATAAAATACATTCCAATTTTTATGCGCAAACCACTTTTTTTCAGTAATATCTTTATCAATGTCATCTATCAGGGCTACTTTTCCCTGAGTCAAAACAACTTCAATCATAGTATTGCACCTCGATATATACTATGCATTCAACCTATATAAAAGTTACTATTAAATATATATAAAAAAGGAGGAATCATTATCGAGGTAGGTGAGGTGTCAGTTAGAATCTCCGGGGATACATCAGCTTTAACTTCGTCTCTAGCAGACGCCAAAAGTCAGGCACAATCGGCAGCAAGTGAAATCGAAAAACCGATGACGATGCAAGTCGATTCCGCTGGTGCGTCAGCCGGAATCGGAGATATAGTAGCAGGTATACTTTCTGCCCAGATCATTACAAAGGCCTTTAATGCGGCAGTACAGGCCGTAACGGAATCACTCGCGGCATGGTCATCATTTACATCACAAAACACGGAACTAGCGCAAATGCTCCAGATGAACGCGGACGGAGTAGGCAAAGTAAATGATCAGTTAAGAACACAATCCGATCTCTCAGGCACGGGTACCGCGACACTGCAATCTTATGCAGAAGCAGCCGGTGCGTTAGGTGCGCATTCAGTAGATGCAGTTTCCAAAGCTACTGATAGCATGAACACGTATGCAATAGCAACAGGTAGTACCCAAGCGCAAACTATAGCACTGTATACATCATTAGGCAGAGTATACGGATACAATTCTGATCAATCAGCGGAATATGGAAATGCCTTAGTAGCACTCACGAATAAGTATGGAATTCAATCTACAGCTATTGCAGATGTAGTAACACAAACTGCAAATATGAATAAGATGATGGGTGAAAGCCCGGAGAAATCAGCAGCATTCGCTACCGCAATCATGGCGGCAGGCGGAGATGCGTCCCAAGCAATGAGTAGTGCATATGCAGATACTCAGGCTATGGCCGTTAAAATGGGTACCTTAGAAGATGCAGCGGATAAAACTAAAACCATAAAAGGCAAAACCTCCAAGGGAGTTTTAATAACACCAGATCAAATAATTCCTACTGATGCAGCCGAAATAGCAAAAGGAAAATTAGACCAAATACAGCAAGTCTTTGGGGAATCCGGCGCACAATTAGCTCAGGATATGGGTAACGATTATCAAGCAACTATGCAAAAAATGGCCGTTGCACTGCATGCTAATACAACGTTATCCACAGCCGATAAATCAGAACTGTTAAAAAATCTCGGATTAAGACAGCAAAATGCATCAACCATATTAAAAATGGCTGATAACACGGATACCTATAGCGCAGCCTTAGCAACAGTAAACGAAAATAGTAAGGATACTACAGCAACCCAAACACTCTTTAACACGCAAATGGAGGAACTAGGCAACCAAGAAGCCATAGCATCAGCAAGAACAACTGATATGGGAAATGGCTTAGGCCAAATACTAGAACCTGCATTAAGAGCCGGAATATCAGCATTTAATGACTTTGCTTGGCAGGTTAAAGCGGTTGAAAGTGCTATTGCCGGTGGAGATTGGGGATCAGTAGGAGACATTATAACCAAGGCCCTAGAAGGCGCATTTGATAGTATATCTAAGTTTGATTTTGGCGGTTTAATATCCGGCATTGAAACCGGTATTAAAGGAGCACTTGAAGCATTAAGCCAGGTTGGAGACTGGATAAGCCAAAAGTTATCTGGTATCGATTGGGGTAAAGTTTGGGGTGATTTATCTGGTATTGGAGCAGGATTATTATCTGCAATACAGAATGCACTTAACCAAATACCTAACGCAATCAATGCGGCAACCAATCTAAACTTAGGAGAAAAACTAGGTAATGCACTCTTCGGAGCTATTGACTTTGGAGTTACAACAGCAACAAATGTAGTAAATGCAGTAATAAAAATGCTGCAAGGCGTAGATTGGTCTAGTATAGGATCAAGTTATGTTGGATATGCTGTAAAAATGTGGGATGGATTATATACTGCTACGCAAAATTGGATTACAGGTGGAGGACCAACAAAAATAGGAGATGAAATAGGAACATCTTTAAGCGGTGTACTAAGCGGTCTTGGATGGGTCGCCGGGAAACTCTATGATGCTATTTCTAATTATATATCAGCTCATGGTGGATTCTGGCAAGTTGTGGAAAACGCATTTGGCACGTTGGCAGATTGGGGTAAGTTAGCAATGGAAATTGCTGAAGGAATAGGCCAAGGCATATATGATAAAATACAAATGCCTATCGCGCAAGTACATGACTTTTTCGCTACTACTATGGCATCGGTAGTATCTGGATTCGTCGGTGCGGGCATTGATATGGGTAATGCAATCGTAAGTGGACTAAACGCAGCCGAGGCAACGATTAAAGGCATTCTTACAGGGTGGTATGATGCAGCCGTAAACGTATATAACTATATCACAGGAAATGCAAGTAGCACTGCATCAAATCAAGCAAGCGTAGACGCGGAAACAGAACGAGAATTAAACGCAGCACATACGCAAACTGTAGGAAGTTCTAGCTCTAATATAGGAACTGCAATAAATAATGCTCAGATAAACGATGCATTATCACAAATGTTAGCCGAAGGTGCACTTGGATCAGTAGGTGAATCATCTAATACCGGAATTACTACGCAAACCATAGGATCAGGTAGTACCGGAACATGGAACGAAAATACCCAACAATTTGAATATCCTTCCGGTCAACCGGTGGTATTTGCTAACGAAAACGCTAATACTAAAGATACAAGTACCTCAGGCAGCACCTGGAACGATAATACCCAACAATTTGAAACACCCTCAGGGAAAGCAGCAACATTCCCTAATGAAGGAACTAATACACCAGTAGACTCATCAGATAACTTAAGCAAGATTTTAGGAACCTTTTTTGCAGGCACACTTGTGGACACTAAAACCAAAAACGACGCAATGACAGCGGCATATACTTCAACTTTAAATGCAGCCGGTGGACTTTGGGCCGACAAACTCAAAGCACAGCAAACTGCAGATACGACTAGCGCGACTAGTGTAACCACGGCAGCAGAAGCATTTAAAGGCGGCGTCACTGATGCAACTTTAACCTTTAAGCAAGGCGTAGACGGTGCATCAACTGGATTCTTTAACACAAGCCAAGCAATAAATGCAGCTAGCGCGGCAGCGGCAGCACAAACCGGGCAAACCCAAGTACAATATAGCGGGTATGCAGCCACAGCTTTACAACTAGGCGCACAGATAGGCGGCAATTTCATTAGCAATGGTGGACAAGCCGTGGCTATTGGCTTAACTTCAACAGGCCAAAACATAGCAGTCATAGGACAGGTAGCCCAAGCTAACGCTATTGCTGGAGGCCAAGTCTTAACAACTGGAATAGGCACAGCGGCAACCGGTTTTGGAACTTCGATGGGCTTAACATCAGCTCAGTTTAAGGCTCAGATGGTTGCAGGCGGCGACTCATGGATGCAAAGTGGCAAATCAGCCGGAGCTTATAACCTAAGCGGAGCATCACAAGGCGCGACAGCTACAGTAGCAGGCGGAACATCAGCCGGCGGTAGCATGACATCAGGCGGCACGGCAGCATTAAACGGTATGACAACAGGAACAAATACCTTCACTACTGGAGCAGGCCAAGTTTATAACTCATTCAGTAGTTTAGCTGGCACGATAAACCAAGTATCACTAAATTTTAAGCAGGGAGTTGATGGTGCATTTACTGGATTTTTCGATAGCGGGGGATCAAGTAGCAACGGAGGCGGAACTACTTCAGTTAATGCCAACGGCGCTATTATAAACCCGGATGGGTCAGCAAACTATACGACTGTGACCTGTTTAGGTGATACCGTATTAGTAAACGCTTTAAAGTATACGTCGCCGTCCGGCGTAGTATCTTATGCGAACCCATTGAACGGAGATCAAACAGCATCCTTATATTCAGGCTCATCCTCTTCTTCGGATTCATATAGTTGGGCTGGAGAAAACGATGCGAGTTCGTGGGGTGCAAAAGGCGCACTCATTGATCAGCCTAGCAATATCATCGCAGGCGAAAAAGGAAGAGAACTACTACTCCCTAACAATATAACTGAAACAATAATGGGACTAGTGGCAGAACATAATAGTGGCAGCCTTAACATGAATCCAGAAGGTAAATTATCAGTAGAAGTAATTAACAAGATTTACCTGGATGGAAATGAAGTAACTAACATGTTAATGGAAAATGCCACTCAAGAATTAAGACGCGGTGGACTGCATACGCATTAGGCAGTCCATAAATATTTTTCAAAGGAGAGATAAACATGGTGACAAATAGGAATGGTTTTCACATACCATCAGGGCTTGAACTAGGATTAACATTTTACACTGACTTAGGAACTGATTTAAATACTTTAGATGCAGCTTTGGCTAAATGTAACTGGGCTGCAACCATAGACCCAACGGTAAGCAATGACTCCAGTCAAGGCTATGTAGTAGGGTCTCACTGGTATAACACTACAGGAAATACTATCTTTATTGCTAAAAGCGTCGGGGTAGGCGCGGCAGTTTGGACTCAGATATACCCTACAGTTAATGCAAATCTAAGCATTACCAACGCTATGCTAGCGGGAAGTATAACATTTGCAAAATTGCTAGGTAGTGATATTTCAATAACTAATACTCAATTAGCAGGAAGTATAACATTTGCAAAATTGCTAGGTAGTGATATTTCAATAACTAATACTCAATTAGCAGGATCAATTTCTCAGGATAAATTATCAGGTGGTATATTAAATTCACAGCTTGCAGCCTCGGATGGATGGAT